AATTGAAGCCGAATTTACAGCCATCTTAGACAACTTGTATGTAAGGCCTGAATCAGAAAAACGGAAGTACCCGTACAACTTTAGTAGTTGATTAGCTGCTTCTGATGTTTCAAAATCGATTGTTAAATCAGTAGTATCGTTAGCTAAGCCATTACCTGCATAATTTGATTTCTCATTAGAAACTAGAGCGTTCCATAATAAAGCCTCAGTACAAGAATGCTTGCTAGAGTCTGCTGTATCCTTGAAAGGACGGATGTAAGTAGTAAAACTCCAATCAACGGGCTCCATAGATGTATTAAAAATCTTTTGACCACGTCTAGGTGTTGTTCCTGCTTCATTTAATGTTATATTTTGTGTTCCTGTCGCTTGTGAAAAAGAAAATCCATCAAGAATTGGAATCTCGAAAGTATTTGAATCCTTTAAAGATGAACCTACTCCATCCCACGAGCTCTCTACTGTTGATAAGTAGAGTGTTGCATTTCTGCTTAAAGATAAAGCCATTTTATCTCTCCTATTTTAACTTGTCATTAACGAAATATTTGACTATTGTCTATTTCCGTTTTGGACTATAGTTGATACCTTACTTCTAAGGTAATCTCACCTACTCCGTATGGAGCAAGTAATCCTTCGTCAGTTGCGATACTTAATATCGTCATCTGCTCAGTCTGTTTGCCAGTATCGTATGTTAATACGTTATTAGCGTCAATTTGTGTTTCAATATCGTATAGTACTTTTTCTAGCTCGTCTAAAGGCTCTTCGCCATATACGTACATTCTAATATTCAGTCCTAGCATACCCCATTTGAAGCCCCCAGGTAAGTACTCTCGCACTTCGTTACCTGCTACTACTGAGACATAAGGGAAGTCATTAACTTCGTCCCAAAAGATCAGCTTATTGGTAACATTGTTAGCTAAGTCAATGTTGAAAGAACCTGAGCCATCAATATCTTTAAGCTTGGTAATAAGTGCATTTACTATTGCTGATCTTGCTTTACCTGCCATTATACTCTCCTAGTTCTAACGTTTAACTTATGACTAACCAATTTGGTAGCAATTTCTCTAATAGACTTACTAATAAGTAGTCTTGGGTCTCTTCTCGTGGAGCCTTGCTTAAAGCCTCTCTCGAAGGTCTGGTAAGGGTACTTCATATAATTATAAAAAGCTGTTAAAGCCCCTTGTCTCTTGTAAGCAATATTTGTAATAGTAACTGATTCTGCAAACCTTCCAGTTCTATTCTCAAGTGACCCACCTGTTCCCATATTCTCTTTAACTGTTTCAGTTATTTGAGATTGGATTATATTCTGCAATGCTGCGGGTGAAGTAAATCTTCCCTGTTTGTCTCTTAACCTTGGTAGGAAGGCAGCTTTGGGTTTCTTAGCTTTAAGAGGTTTAACTCTAACCTTCTTAGGCCCTGCTTTAGTCTTCTTCCTATAGGGCTTGGCTTTTGTTTTGCCAATTATTACTTCGTCTAAAATATCGCTGGCGGCTCTTAGCACTGATTTAGACCCCTTAACGCTTATAAACTCATCCCCGTACTTATTTAAAAAATCTGTTGCTGCGGCTTCAATATTCTTTTTTAATACCTTTTCTTCCAACTTACTCAAGTTGGCGGCTGCTGTCTCAGGTATTAGTATAGTAAACTCCGCTTGGGCATTAAGAGCCTGTGCAGTTATATTTTTAGTAACGTCAAAGGATACTGCGGGGGTAACATTATCTAACTGTTTCTGCATAGTACCCCTAAGGTGCCTCAGTGCGGTGTCAGATAGGCCCGCTCCTGCAAGAAAGTCTACAGTGCCCTCTAATGATTCTTGTCCGAACTCTTTAACAGCTGCAAAAACATGCCCCCTATGTACGGCACCTCCGGACTTTAAGTATCTGGCTTTTTTAGCCATTCTAAAGAAGGAGCCCGCCTGGGTATAATTGTCTACTACAATATACTGTTGAGACTTACTCTGTAAGGTGTTAAAAGAGTTTTTAGACCACTTATTAACCCAAGTAAACGCATCCTTCCTGAAATTGTTGTATTTGCTAGAAGGTACACCTGCCGCTTTTAGGACAGAGTCTGATAGAAGTATAGCATGCGCCTGCGTATCTAACTTACCTTTTCGGTACTCCTCAGTTTTTGTAATTAAAAAATTCTCTAAAGGACCGTAGTACTCTCTTAGTTTCTGTCGACTCATTAGCTAATATGCCTATAATGCTCCAAGATACGTTTGATATGTGGTGGGAATTCTGAATGTAAAGACTGACTACGAGAAGTATTTTTGATCTCAGAGCCTGGCATAGACTTAGCAGGAGTTGACTCTTTCTTTAAATAGTAAGTAGTCAAATCATAGCAAGCTAGCTTTAATTCAGTAGGAGTAGAAGAGTAACCACCTTTATATACAAGTTTTACAGATTTAGCGCCTTTAGGGAAACTAATAGAAGTTCTCATAACTTCCTGCCCTTCAGCATCAACTTCGTAATCCTTATCGCAAGTCCAGAATTCTGAAGCTGCTTCACAAGTTGCTTGTGTTGTATATGATGTATCACTACATATACCGGTCCATCTTTCAGCAGTAAATGCCCAAGCGTTTCCGCTTGTATGACCAGTAGTGGCTGCAAAGGTTACAGCTATGTCACCTTCTAGTGTTTGACTAGAACCTGTTATTGCTACGCCTGTTTCTTTCCAGTTATTCCCTCCATCACGAGACCATTTAAACGTGTCCGGAGTTCCTGTACCATCAATTTGTACTTTATAGCTACGTCCAATCTCACCTGACGACGTATTTGCGTTGTATCCAGTGATTGTTAGATCATTTAAGCCTGCACCAGTAAAGGTGTCATTATTAATACAAGTCGTTTCGGTAGTATTAGAAGAAATAGTACATTGTGCAGTACCTGATTCTAATAGATAGTAGTTGTTACTATCTGCGTGGTTTTGTTCGACAGTTGATTTATCTGTCTTAGAGCTTGAACGCTCAAATAGCTGAACTACTTCTACGATAGGTAATTCAGTTGGGAAGATAGAACTTTCTGCATCATAGATGTCAAAGTATTCTGTCTTTGCTGTAGAGTAATTATCAATAAATGTACGTCCACAGTATGTTTTTATAAGATCACTTACTTGTGTCCTTAGTAGGTTAATTTCAGCGTCACGAGTCGTACTGTTAATACCAGCATATGCTTTGTATTCACTAACTGTGTATAAATCTGCCATATTAATCCTTAAATGCTTTGTCTTAAGACAAGGTTTTTATAAATAAACTACTTATAATTCATTTATAAAAACCAGGGGTTTGATCCCCTGATTTTATATCAACTATCTAGTTAATTAATTACGCTTCAATTAAGATGCTGCGTATTTAACTAAGTTAGAAGAAGCCTTACCAGCTGCGCCAGCTTCTTTCTCGATGAAGCCGAAACGACGTGTAGCTACTAGAGCTTTCTGTTGTGCAACTACATCTGTAGCTGTCTCAATAGTCATGTTGCGGTAGTTACCTAACAAGTAGTTACTAGGGTCAACAATGATAGCCTGAGCCTTAGATGCACCAGCATCTTCGAAAGCGTCAGAAACAACTAGAGACATGCCCCAAAGTTTGCCCAACTCGCCAGCTTTAACTGTAGCGTTATCGCCGTACTTATCAACTGTAACTACTTCTGTAGCGTCTAGTAAGTTGTAGTATGCAGCTTGAGATAAGAATGCAACTAAGTTAGCAGGATTGTGACCCCACTGACCCATGTTCTTACGAGCAGTTAATAGTTCTGCAACTGTTACAGGATCTGTAGTACTACCTGTAGTAACGTTGTTAGTAGCTTGAGTAGCGTGTCCAACTAAAGTAGTAAACGGAGTATTAGAAACCGTAGTATTACCTAAGATAGATGCGTCTGAAGTACGAGCCATACGACGGATGATAGCATCACGAACGATACCAGCAACTGGAATCAATGCATCTTCTTCTTCTTCGTAACCGATGTACTCACGAGTAGCTAGTTTAGAAGCAGTCATTGTTACCTCTGTTAAGCCGTGCGCCTTAGTAGTACCTGAAGAAGTATCATTAAATGCTGTACCAACTGAATCACCATCATTCAATGCAGCTGTTGCTACCCATGTAGCATCGATGCCTGAATCTGGGTTGAACGGGAAGTTCATTACACGCGCATTCATAGCGATTGACTGGAACTGTGGCTCAACAACAACACGGTTTTGAATTCCTTCAAAGATTTTGCTGTTCCAAGTAGTTTCCCATTCTGCGTCTGCAAAACGTGTAGCTTTCTCGATTAGTCCTTTACCAACTTCTGTTTGATCAATAGACTTACCTAAGATCTTAGCAGTAATGTAAGCAGAGTTTAACTCATCGTCAGATGGAGCATCTGCACCAGCTTCTGAGAATTGCATCTTAGACTTCTGCATAGCAGCCATCTCGTCTTTAGCAGCTTTAAGCTCATCAGACATCTCGTTGATAGACTTAGCGTAATTGTCGCCGTCAGCCTTAATTTTAGCTTCTAAAGCCTCTGCAGTTTTCTCTGCTTGGGTCTTACCCATTTCAATTGATTTAAGTTGCGCCTCTGCTGCAGCTTTTTCAGCCTTCTCAGCAACTTCAGCTTTGTATGAGTCTAATGCTGCTTCAGCAGACTTAGCCATCATAGCTTCTAGTTCTTTCTTATCCATATTAATTTCCTTAAGAATGTTATCCTGAGAAGGTTCCTTCTCTTCTTTTTGTAATTCCGCTTTTTCCTCAACTTTACCAAATGAATCTTTAAACGATTTATACTCGTCTACGTTTTCAAATGACTTAGCTAAAGAGAAAGTCGAATCTTGATTAGCGGGAACCGACACAACACTAATTTCATATAAAGATAAATCTTTAATATAGAATGTGTCCTCTTCCTTCTCGTAGTCCGCATCTTTAATGCTAAAACCAACGCTAAATGTTTTTAAAACTCCGTCTTTGATTAAGTTATACACTTCACCTGCAGCTTTACTAATTTCTGCAACAATTTCCAGTCCCTTGTCAGTTACATTGTAATCAACAGTGGTACCTACTGGACGTGAATAGTCATGGAAAGCAAGGATAATAGGGTTTTTTAGATAATCATCCATACCACCCTTTGTCCAAGCCTCTTTAACGATTACATCGCCAGAACGGTCTTTGGAAACAGTATTCGCATAACCTTTGATTGTAAGTACTTCAGACTTAGCGTCCTTCTCTACAACATCAAATAATGAGTTAAGTTCAAACTTTTTATTCATCATTTTCCTCGTTTCCCTGAGGTCTTCCGCCCTCAGAAGGGTTGCCTGCGCTTCCAGCAATATTCGCTGGAACACGTATATCATCATGACCTTCTATCTTTTCTAATCTTAATGCGTCTCTCGCCTCGTTTGGAGTAAGTACTCCCCCGTTAACTAAAGTGCTGTAGTATTTTGCTTTATCATCTAACTCCGGCTGTAAAGGCGAGAGGTCTTCTAATGCTGCTGCAAGGTCATAACCAAAATATCGCTCCAACCCACTAATAATTTTTCTTACTAAAGGGAGAACGGTCTCTTGATACATTAATTTCTGGTTTGGTCTAATGTTAGCATTATTTCCACCATCCATCAAAATTGGTGGGATTCCTATAACCTTTAGAATAGTATTCTCTAGGTTGGTTACTGAATCCTCAAAATCTAGTTTCTTGAAGTCTACATTTGAAACACTGTCTATCTCTAAACCTCCATCAAGAACTAAAGGTCTGCGACCTCCACTCTTAGGATTGTATTTCTGTGA